GTAAAAGATTTACACGAATGTAAACTTATAGGTTGTTTTGAAATTCAGCGTTACGGAAAAGAACGACAGATTAAAAATAATGAAGAAAAACTAGTTATTCATTGTATTAATATCCTGGATTTATCAGGTAAACTTATAAAAAGAGGCTCTATAAAAGAAATTGAAGAATTAAATTTATTACCGATTTATAAAGTTATTTTCAAATGACAACATCAGAATTTATAAACAATAACTTAAATGGTATTTCAATGTATCGTTTAAGTAAATTAACAGGTATTTCATCACCTTTGATTAACGCTTATTGCAAAGGCACAAGTAAACCTAATTCTGATAATTTAAAAGCGATTGTGAAAGCTTTAAATATTCACAGAGACGATTTAATTAATTTCTTTTATGAAAATTAAAGATGCAGTTGTGATTGATAGTAAAATACTTATGGAAGCTGTAAAGCATTTAGGTATTTTAGGAATGACTGATTTAAGTAATCAATTATTATTTCAGCATAGAAAACTAGAACCAATTATAAAAGACGCTTATAATTCAGGAATGAATGAATTAAACAGTAATATACATGGTTTGAGTAACTACCTAAACGATACGGAAATATGAAAAAGACAGCGTTGCAAGAGTTGATAGAGTATGAAAAACAATTGAATGATTCAAATAGTATATTAACTGAATACGCTATACTTCAATTTGTTATGAAAAAAGCTACCTAACTTCTCGAAAAAGAAAAACAAGATTTGATTGAGGCGTATGAAAGAGGTAATTTTGATACTGCTATTGGTACACTTTACAGTGATTCACAAGATTATTATAACCAAGAATTTGAATAATGATAAGTATTAAAACATTAACCATACACGCTGAAAAAGACAATATAGCATTTGGCGAAAATAACATTAACGTATCACTAAATGATGATTCAGGTGGGTATTTTATTAAATTAGAATGTAATATGACAGGTTCAGAATTAAGTATTGACTTTAATCAAGTTGATGACTTATTTAATGCAATTAAACAATTACAAAAACAAATTCAATAATGAAATACATCACTAGAATTATAGCATCGCCTTTTGTATTTTGCATGCACTTTATTGCAAGTACTTACATTGTATTTCGTAATACATTCAACTTTGTAAAATATGGTGGAGAATGGATTAGTTATGTTGAAACTGATAAAAATACGATAATAGGTATTTACAATAAATTGAAATCAAACCATACTTTGTAGTATGGTTTTTTTTATTTAATTTTGAAACGCTATGAATGGAACAATTTCAAAACAAGACTTTACAATCATAAGAAATAATCCAAACTCTACAAATAATGTAGTAGTTAATGGTATTTCTAATAATGAATGTTGTTTTGTACTACCAGCATTAGCCGAAATCGGTTCACCAACAAGCGATTTAAAAAACGATAAACATTCTGTAATTTGGTTTTTTGATAATGGTTACACAGATGCAGAAATGTATATCGAAAAGTTACTTCCAAATGGTGATTGGTTGCAATTTTACACACTTGACGATAATACGTACGGAACATTTTATGCTTTAGGATTCTACGAAACAATCTATGCTGAAAAAGCGATAGGTTATCAACTTGAATGGAATAAGGTTATTAACGATTCATACGGTACAGGTAATTATCGTATTAGATGTCGTGCAACTTTAATAGACTCAAGTACTCAAGATTTTACATCATTTGAGTTTTGTTTAAAGGAATATACCGAATCTAGGGCAAATAAAACTACTCGCTTAGATTGGTATAAAAACGGTAATAGTGGTTCATTATCTGATGATACTAGAAAAGTTGATTACGGTATTCTAAATTGGTACAATTCAATAAGACTACCTAAATCATATTTTGGTAAAACTCAAATCAAACAAGAAAAGAATTACACTAAATACCAAACAGGCCAAAATGTTTGGATTAAAGATAGTATTGATTTTGACTACACTTTACAAGTAAATCAAATACCTACATGGTTATCTGATTTTATTAGTTTAGATGCTAATGTAAATAGTGAAATGTATATTACTGATTATAATATCCGTAATGAATATAGGTTTACTAAAAAAGCTATAACTAGTACAGGTGTTAATTATACGTATTCAGATGGTGGTACAAATGTAACCGTTGAATATCAATACAAACCATTTTTTAATAATTTTAATCATAATAGGGAATAGATATATGAAATTACAATTTAAACCTAATTCTTATACTCCTGAATCATTATGTGAAAAATTTAATGAGTATTTCGAGTATATGAAAACTCAAACATGGCAAAAAACAGATGCCATAAAGTCGGGTGAAATGGCTGGAGAAACTATTTATATACCAGTTAATACTCCATTGTCAAGAAAAGGGTTTTGTATATTCGCAAATATTTCAGAGCAAACATTAAGGAATTATGCTTCAAATAATGAGGAATATAAACAGTATTTTGACCTCTGTACACGAGCATTAGATATTATTGATAATAATCAAATAGAGGGTGCTATAATTGGCGTTTACAATCCTAATATTGTAGCTAGGTTGAATGGTTTAACTGATAAGCAAGATATTACTACAGATGGTAAAGAAATAACTAATAAATTACCAATTATAAACTTAAACATTAATTCAAGTAAATCTAATTTTGCAAACTCAGAAGATGAAGTAGATGCTTAATTTTCAATGTACAGATGTATTTTACGAAAACTATAAATCAACTGAAAAGCTGATTATTAATCAAGGTGGAACATCAAGTTCAAAAACTTACTCTATTTGTCAATTACTATTTTTAAAAGCTATAAATGAGCCTAATATTGTTATTTCAATTACAGGCGAATCATTACCTAACTTAAAAAAAGGTGCTTTAAGAGATTCAAGAACAATAACATCAATAACTACAGGATTAAGTGATTTTATACTATTTTGGAATAAAACAGATAATGTAATTACTTTTAAAAATGCTAGTTTAATTGAGTTTATTACAAATCTTGATGAACAATCTGCAAAAAATGGTAAAAGAGATTATTTGTTTGTAAATGAAGCAAATGGTATTGATTTCCCCGTATTTTTTCAGTTAGCAATTAGAACTAGGAAACAAATTTATATTGACTATAACCCATCAGCTCCATTTTGGGTACATGATAAATTTATTGGTACAAATGAAAATAGTAATGATTTATCAGCAAGTGTTAAACTTATTATTTCAGACCATAGACATAATAATTTTTTAAGTGCAGAAGACCACAGAAAAATAGAGGGAATAAAAGATAAAGAACTTTGGCGAGTTTACGCAAGAGGTTTAACTGGTAACTTAGAAGGTTTGATTTTCTCAGATTGGAAAATGATTCCTGATTCAATGTTCCCTAATGAGGGTCGTTTTGTTGGAGGTTTAGACTTTGGATATACTAACGACCCAACGGCAGGCGTAAAACGTGTAAAAGTTGGTAATAATATTTATTTCAAAGAATTATGTTATGAGAGTGGATTAGCACCAAAACAAATAAAATTAATTTTTGAAAGTGAAGGATTTACAACAAATAATATAATTTATTGTGAACATGATCCTGATATGATTAATCAATTAAGGCGCTTAGGATTGCAAGCATATCAAGCTAAAAAAGGTCAAGGTTCTGTAAATGCTGGTATATTGCATTTAAAACAATTTAATGTTTATTATACTGAAAGCTCTAAAAACTTACACAATGAACGAATAAAATATATGTGGGCTAAAGATGCAACAACAGGTAAACCTATAAATACACCTATTGATAAGTACAATCACCTTATGGATTCATGCAGATATAGTACGTTTTCAGAATTAAATGCACAAACAGTTTAAAATAAATTATTATATTTACAAAAAATATTTGTTATTGTGAAAGAAAATAATAACCCAATAGTAATTTATCAACCAAAAAAAGGTTTAATACCAACCATAAAAAGTGCTTTATTTGGTGACCAAGTTGCACAACAACAAGTTATCAACCAAGTACAACCATTTTTAAAGTTTTTATTTGGTAGTCATAACTTTGCAAGGCGTGAATTAAGATGCTTAGTAAATTTAGCTGATAATAACCCTATTGTAAGTGGTATTATTCAAAAGATTTTATTTGCACAATCTAATATTAATTTTATTCCTTATCGTGGTGGTAAACCTTATAAGTCAGGAACATTTGATTTTGATGTTTTACGTGCAACTACTATGCTTTTAAAAACAGGTACAGTATTTATTTGGAAAAAAGAAATTATAGGTTTTGGAACTACTTTGGAAGTTTGGAATACTTTAGATGTTTTAGAATATCGAAAAGGTGGTAAATATTATTATACATTAATGAAACAAGATGGATATAATATTACAGTTTCAGAAGATGAATTAATAATTATTAAACTGTCTGATATTTCAAATGAAAGATTAACTAGATTTGGTTTAAGTCCTTTACAAATTGCAATGATGCCAATGGAGGCACTTGAACAAATGTATATTACTGATACATCACTTTTAAAAAATAAAGGTGCTGATATTATGATTACAAATGATTCAGAAATGCCATTATTAACTGATGAACAAAAGTCTTTTGATGATGCTATTAATGAACGTATTGCAGGTGCTAGAAATGCAGGTAAAGTAGCAACTTCACAAGCTAAATTAAGGGTTTTAAATTTAGGTAGGTCTGCAAAAGAGTTAAGTTTATGGGATGGTTATCCAATAAAATTAAGAGATATTTGTAATGTATTTCAAGTTAATTCAAGTAGTTTTAATGATGTTGCTGGTACAACTTTTAACAATGTTGCAGAAGCTGAAAAATCATTCTATAATAATTCAGTTATCCCATTTACTAGATTAATTACTAATAATAAAGAATTACAAAAAGAATTAGGTTATCAAATTTATTTAGACACTTCAAATATTGATAGCTTACAAGAAGCTCAATCTTTGCGTAATGAGAAAAACAAAGTATTAACCGATGCTATTATAAACCTTAACCAACAAGTTAAAAACGGTGTTATTAATGTTGAAATAGCTATTGAGATATTGGTTTCTGAATGGGGATATGATTTAGAAGAAGCTACAAAATTAATACAAGTGCCTAAACAATTAGTAAATGAAAGTAATTGATTTAAAAATAGCATTAGAAAAATTGCCAAATGATTTAAATTTAGTAATTGATGTTTCTTCTGAAAATAGTAAAATGTTTAGATTAGTAAATGTTTGTGGTATTGAAGAAATAGAAGTTGATAATAAAAAGTTTGGTATGTTATTTTCTGAATACGAAGATTTACAACAAACCAATAATAATTAACAATTATTTGTTTAATTGCTTAATTTTATTACATTTGCACAGATTTCTGAGATAAATACTTAGCATCTAATTTTATGAATAATAAGCCAATAGTAGATAAAGAATCTTTAGAACTATCTAAAGCTAATAAAAAAATCATTTTGGAAACTAAACAATTAGTTAAGAAATGAAAAATACTTTTAACTCTCAAAAAGAATTATTTGACCACTTAAGGACAAATAAGAAAAGACTTATTGCTGAAAAAACTTTCAAAAAGAAAAGTTTCTATATTTCTCAAATTAATGAGCAAATATTAACCAATAAGCAAAGTACTACAAAAGCCCCTATTGAAGTTACTGAAGTTGAAAACGGTGTTTATAAAACTTCATTAATAGGAAATACATTTAATTGGTGTGATGACCAAATGGATGTATTATTTGCTGGTTGTGCTACAAAAACAATCAAAGAACTTGGGCCAAAAGGAAAGGATTTAATTTATCATTTAAAAAACCATGATACAGATACAGAATCTAGGATTG